TAATTAATACGATTAACGCAGACTTAGAGTTTGTACAGGCTAACTTTGATTACTATTCAGAGTACACAGCCCCTTTAACCTCAGAGATACCTGTTGCCAATGCTGCTCGTATATGGCGTGATATGGAACTGTCATCTTCAGACTACATAGTCCCTCTATCAGACCACCCACAACGTGCAGCTTACATATTGTATAGAGAGAGCCTGAGAGCATGGCCCTCCACAGATTCGTTTCCAAACACAAGACCAGAGGTGAACTGATGTCGATTACTCAAGTATCCTCAAGCGTTCTTGCTGATGACAGCATTGGCTCCGCTGCGATTGCAGATGGTGCTGTAGGTACGGCTGCTTTAACATCTACAATAGCTGCTGGTATCCCTACAGCAACTGTTGGCAGCAATGCAAACGCTACACCTAACACGCATCACTTTGTAAGTGCATCAGGTGTGACGCTAACTCTTCCAACTCCTACTGTGGGCATGAAGGTCTATGTAACTGTAGGTAACTTTGTGAACACAGTCATTGGGCGCAATAGCAGCACCATCGTAGGCTCTGCATCAGACCTAACAATCAACGTAGCTAATATGTCTATCGGGCTTATTGGCACATCAACTTCATCATGGGTGTTCATATAAATGTCGAATCTTACTGACCTAATCTCAGCAGGCGGTGGTGGTTCTCTGCCAGTAAACATAGTATTAACTAAATCACAGACATGGGTTCCACCTGTTGACGGGAACATCTGTATTCACGTTGTTGGTGCTGGCGGGGGTGGTAGTGCCGACACTGGCGGATGTAATGGCGGGGGTGCTGGAGGCTATTCTAAAAAAACATCTTTAGCTGTCACTACTTCAGGCTCTTTTACTGTTGTTGTAGGGTCTGGAGGTCTCGGCGCGATATACGCTAGTGGACGATATAATGGGGTAAATGGAGGAAACAGCACTGTTGCAGGAACAGGTTTATCTTCAACACTTATAGCAAGCGGAGGTGTCGGAGCGTCTACATCTGCTTCTGGTGCTGGCGGGTCAGCCTCTAATGGTGACGTAAACAACACTGGTGGTGCTGGCACTTTTTACGGAGGCGGTGGTGTTGGTTTGACAGGAACAGGTAATGCTGGCGAAAACTATTCACGAGGTGGGGGTGATTGTGATTTGATAGGTCCGACCAGCCTTATAGGACATGGTAAACTTTTTGGAGGCACTGGAAGTAGGGCGTATTATACAAGCACAAACAATGCTAATAGCTATGGCGTTAAAAATTATATGCCTAGCGGTGACTTTTTAGCTGGTGGCGGCTCTCTAATTATTCAGAATACGGGAATTGCAGTGTATACCCTCGGTGGAAACGGTGGCATTGGCGGTGGCGGCGGTGGGTCTAGGAATATGAATAGCGCAAATTATAACCTAGGTGGTAACGGCGGTGACGGCATCGTAATCATTCAATACTTACCAGCATAAGGAGAGAAAAATGAGATATATAATTAAAGATGCTGATGGCAACATCACAAACACCATCAATGCTGACGCTGAGTTTGTTGCAGCTAACTTTGACCACTATGAGCTTTGGGTAGCACCTACACCTGTAGAGCCAACAGCAGCAGAAGCTGGACGTATGTGGCGTGACATGGAACTGTCATCTACAGACACAGCTTCACAAACGCCAGACTGGCCGAATCGTGACAACATCCTGACGTATAGGATTGCATTGCGTCAATGGCCGTCCACAGATTCGTTTCCCACAACGCGGCCTATTTTAGGAGGCTAATATGATTGCTGAAATAACCCTTGTCGTTGGTGCGCTAAAGACTTTAAACGCGGGGATTAAAACCGTCAAGGAGTCAGGTAGCCACCTGTCTGATTTAAAAGGGTTATTTTCTACAATCACGGAATCAAAAGTTGCTGTCGAGAATATCGAAGAGGCTACCAAAGCTGGCGATCATGTTCTGAGTCAGGCAGAGGCGCTTGATTTAGCGTGGGCAAAAGCTGAAATACGCGCTAAAGAGAAAGAACTTAAAAAGCATACTCCGAGAGAAGTCTGGCGTGATATGTTAGCAATACAGCATAAGTCGCTTATGGAGAATAAGCACCAGCGCGAGAAGAAAAGATTAGCCAAGCTGCGGCAACAGTCTAAAAATGATGATATGATTAAACACGTTTTTGGAGGCATGCTGTTGGTTGCAACGGCTGCTAGTTTTTATTACTTTTATTGGGTTTGATATGTCGGATATTGAAACAATTTCTAAGCTAGAATCGCATGAAAAAGAATGCGCCATTAGATACGAGAACATTGAGCGTAGACTAGAAGGCGGCACTAAGCGATTTGACAAGCTAGAGGCAATGCTTTGGATGATGTACCCAACGATAATTTCAGTTTTTGCTGTTGCCAAATGGATTGAATGATATGTTACAAGCACTGATTGCCCCAGTGGCAAGTTTACTAGACAAATGGATACCTGATGCCGACACAAAGCAGAAGATCGCACATGAGATTGCAACAATGTCGGAACGCCACGCGCAGGAACTTGCACTGGCACAAGTTAAGCTCAACACCGAAGAGGCCAAAGGAAATTGGTTCCAAAGTAGCTGGCGGCCAGCAACAGGCTGGGTCTGTGTGCTTGGATTTGCCGTTAACTTTCTGATCTCACCACTAGCCGCTGGCGCAGGTATCGTCATACCACAAGCTGACACTGGCACAATGATGCCTATTCTTATGGGCCTGTTAGGACTTGGTGGGCTACGCAGCTTCGAAAAGACCAAAAGTTTAGAAGGAAAATAACATGGCTAAATCAGCTAAGAAAAAAGAAGGCTACTTCAGAGCTAAAGAACTGACCTGCAAATGCGGCTGTAATGCTGTTGAGTTTGATCTAGGCTTTCTAGCTACCTTAAATGATATCCGAGAGGAGTGTGGATTCAGTCTACCCCTGTCATCTGCTTACAGATGCCCACAGCACCCCATAGAAGCGCGTAAAAGCAAGCTAGGAGCGCATACAACTGGAAAGGCAGTAGATGTGTTGTGTATGGGAGAAAAGGCCTTAGAAGTCATTAGAGTGGCCCAGAAGCATGGTATAGAAAGAATAGGTATTCAGCAGAAAGGATCGGGTCGATTTATTCACCTAGATGTCTGTACCGAAGAAGATGGATTCCCTAGCCCTGCTATTTGGTCATATTAAACTCCATAAAATCAAAGCCCTGTTAGCGCGGGGTTTTTTTTCGCCTTACTTAAATAAAGTTTACAAAAAGGTTTACATTTCGAAATAGGTAAGGCATCATTACACCTCAATCAATAAAACAAGGTATATACAAATGAAAGATTATAACGGTTGGACAAATCGCAACACTTGGCTCATCAACCTTTGGTTTGGTGACATTATCCGTCAAGAGCTTGAAGAGGATGCAGCCACTACTGCTGACATGATAGAAAATATGGTTATGGACTGCATTGATCAGGAAGGTAAAATTTGCTCGCTTATGCTGCATGATTTCTTAGATTTTGATGGAATCAATTGGGGTGAGATTTGGGAGCATAATTGCATGGATATCTTCTACTCACTAGAGGCTTCAGCATGAATATTAATGATTTAAGTTTTTATGAGCAGGGTGAGTATGATGCTTTACATGGTCACGCTGTCAGAGATGTAGAAAATCCAGAGTATTACTGGGGCTATGCTGACCAGTACGCTCAAGAGCAATGTGATACAGCTAACACTAAACCAACAGGGGAATGAAATGAGTTTATCTAAAGAGGTCTGGCAGACTTTATCTGCTATTGATGTATCTAAGCACATCGAGAAGAAAGGAAATTTGTCTTATTTATCATGGGCTTGGGCATACGGAACGATGATGGAACACTATCCAGAATTACATTATTCTTTTGAAGAAGATAAATGTGATGCCACTGGTACTGTCGAGATTAGTTGCGTAGTTCATATCCATACGGGCGGTGAGCAAGATCAGGTAATGATGCGTCACATGTGGCTACCTGTAATGGACCATAGAAACAAAGCAATAATTAACCCTGATAAGTTTGCAATTAACAGCAGCAAGATGAGATGTCTAGTTAAGTGTTTTGCGATGTTTGGGTTAGGTCACTACATTTACGCAGGTGAAGATATTAACCCTGTAATTGCTAATGCGGTTATTAGCGATCATCAAGCGGCTGAGTTAATAATGCTGATGGATGAGCGTGACGCTGACACTATTGCATTCTGTAATCATTTTAAATGCGAAAACCCTTATAAATTGCTTGCTTCTCAATATGACAGGGCTATGCACGCATTGCGTAATAAGAAGGCACCTCAAGGATGATTATCTTAGACCATGAGCAAGGTACTGACGAATGGTTTGCCGCACGACTGGGCAAACCTTCAGCAAGTAACTTTGGCAAGTTAATAACAACGACTGGGAAGCCTTCTGCATCTGCTGATAATTATATTCATGAATTAATCGCAGAGCGTCTAACAGGTAAATCTGAACCTTTTTACACGAATGAGCATATGCAGCGCGGAACTGAACTTGAGCCAGAGGCTAGAGAAGCTTATGAATATATCACCGACTACAAGGTGACTGAGCATGGGTTTATTCTTGACGATAGCAAAGAGTTTGGTTGCTCGCCTGATGGCATTATTTATCACAATCCAAAGTATATGACTGGAGTTGAGATTAAATGTCCAGCAGCAAAGACAATGGTCAAATATAGCCTTGATCCACAATCTTTAGGAAAGGCTTATTACCAGCAAATACAAGGCTGTATGCTTGTAACTGGTGCAGCATCTTGGGATGCTTTTGCATTCCACCCCCAGATTCCTCCTGTTTTGGTTACATTTTGCCGAGACGAAGGATTTATTGAGAAACTGGCCGATGAAGTAAATAAGGCCGTCAATGTAATATTAAACCAAGTGGAGAAGTTAAAATGAGTGAACACGAGCAGAAAGACAATAGCGGTGCTATTTTTAAAAATGACAAAAAAGAAACAGAAACCCACCCAGATTATAAGGGTTCAGCTCTGATTGCTGGCGTTGATTATTGGGTAAACGTCTGGGTAAATACCTCGGCAAAAGGAACTAAGTACATGAAAACCAGTTATACCAAAAAAGACGTGGCTATTCCTGTTGTTGCCCCACAGGTCACACAATCAGTAGCTCCTGCCGAAATTACTATTGAAAATATGGATGACGATATACCATTCTAGAATAAAAACCCCCCTCGCGAGAGGGGGTAAACCATA